TCAATATGGGGATTCATGGGGTTTTATGGGTATTCATGGGTGAAGGTTTCCGCAGCTTAGAGAAAGGTCTTTAGTGTGTATATACCCTCTCTCCCGGTCTCTATCACTGTATATCACTTCTTACCACCAAAATACTCTACTGCATGTCCTTCTTCTACTAACAATTTATTTACTGATTGTTCTTCCACAAATATCTCACCTAATATTCTTCCAAACTTACCTTTACCATCTTTGGTAGTTCTTAATATCACAGTAGAACCAACAGGACACAATTCTTTTACACGATCTTTAGCGGCAAGGCCAAGTGCCTTTTCTTCCAAATCTCTTGTTCTAATCTCTGGTGTGTCTATACCAAGTAACCTTATTCTATTATTATACAGTATATCAAAGCCTAAGTCAAGCGTTACATCAACAGTATCGCCATCTACTACTCGTCTTATTGTTGCTTTGTACTCATACATATTTATTATCTCGCTCTCTTTTCCATCTCTCTGGCTATCCAATCTTTAGCTATACGATTTGTTGGAGCTATCTTAACAATGTGTGACGTTTGTTTTGATACTTTTCTAAAAACATTATCCTTAGCCTTGTTATTATCTATCAATATGAAATTAGATGCACCAAAATAACTCTGAAACTTACCCATATTAGACTGCACATCTGTCCACATTTGTTTGACCATTTCAGGTTTAAGTTTTCTAGATCGTTCTGCATTTCTTATCTGAGCAACCTCTTCTGACGTATTAACAAAAATCATATGAGTATCATAACCTAATTGCTTAAAGATATTTGATTGATTCTTGATCTCATCAAAGTTTCTACCTGTACCATCTACAACTAAACCCAAACGACCATGCAGATATAGGTCTAATGCACTCATTCCCTTATAACCTTTCACCTTAATCTTACCAAATGTCAATGCTCTAGCCTTAACACGCAATTCATCTTTCTTTGCAGTTTCATCTGGAGTCATAGCTGCAAAGTCTAAGGGCACATTATGTTTCTTCAACAACTTCTCTAATGTGTTATCTGAATTAACCATCTTCAAACCATAGCCTACTGTAGTCTTACCTGCAACATAGGACTTACCAGAACCTGGGCCACCTGCCAAAAAGATTGCCGTAAAGATACCTGGATCAAATACACCTTCTTGTATAAATTTTCTATAACTCATCATCCTTCAAAATCCTTTTCTTGTATCCCACTAGCCACCCACAGCACTTCATCTTTAGCCTCAGCCTCAGCTATTTTAGATAAGTTTCCATTAGCAGGCAACGGGTACGTCAGCTGACCTTCTTTAGCACACACCAGATTACAACTATATGTTTGAGCTACTAAATTTATATTGTGTGATAGCTTTATAATGTAATAATAATCACTTAATACCCTATCTGTCAACTCTTTAGCTGCTGATGGTTGTCCTAAAGTCAGCGTTTCAATACCAATCTTATCTCCTACCTGTAATCCAGATTGTCCATGTACTGTTAATCCCAACAGATGATAGTTATCATGTTCCAGTTGCATAGCTCTCAATAACGATTGTGTTTGCACTGGAAAAACTATAGAATTATCCGTTATTCTAGTGCCGCTTAATGTATTATATGTATTAGGTGTTCCTGTACTTGTAACTGAGAATCTACTGTTTGGAAAATCTGATACTGATTTACTCTCTAATTCAAATACCTCAGCATCGGCTTTAAGTGATCCTGATTCAGGACTTCTCCATTGTTTAAATGTTCTAGTCGCACCATATACATCACTTTCTGTAGCAAATTCCTTATACTTTGCAGCATTTGAGGTTTGTTTTATAGGTAAATCGTAATGATACCCAACTGTTGCTGTATTATATACTTTATGATATGAATCATGCTCTATAGATTTTCCTGCCCACATACCATTGTTAATACTTGAAAAGGAATCTCCTAATCTCATCACACTATAGTTTATAGCTTGGTGCATACGGAATACATAACTACCTTCCATCAAGGTAGGACTAAACGTATAGGTAATTTGATGATCATCATTACCACCTAAAAATCCTTGCATAGTTCTAAACTTAAACCCTTTAGTAGTTTCATAGAAATGATAGTTAGGCATTGTCTGATTCCCTGCCAAAGCTTTCTTTAATATAGAATTGATAGCATCATACGGATGCATATAAGGTACAACTATTCTACACTGATCCATTGTAGGTTGTATCACAATTCTTTTCTGGGTCTTTAATTGATTTACTAATATATCCTCTACTATAGCTGACCAAGTGTCAGTATATGTTTTTGAAACTCTAATTCTATCGTTTAATAACATCTCAGGCGAACAAAAATGTATTCGATAAACATATGTAAGCTGACTTTTAACCTCACCTTGCATTTGTTCTGCCAGATTCTCAATTTTAGTAACCTGTAATGGGTGTCTAGAACAATCTACAGGATATTGTGAGTATAGATTTCTAAACTTTAAGATAATAACTTCTTGACCAACAATTTGATGTTCATCTGCATAGCCACTGATAAGGTTATCTGTATCTAATAGTTCTATCCAACCTGTGATACCAAACTTTTCCATATCCTCGAAGATATGAATTTCTTGCAGATACGCCGTAAGTTCGTGCTTAACACCATTGCCATAGTCTATGGAACACAGATTTACTATATACGTTCCTGGTTTAAGAGTTTCACCTTTACCTTTAGCTACTTTTTCGCACTGTTCAAGATCATCATTAAGAGCATCTTTTATTGACATATTATTTTCTCACTTCAGTCTGAAATTCTTTCTTTATAGATGATAAAAATTCCTTCTTAGGAAGTTTAATTTGTTTCTTTTCATTCTGCCGTTGCTCTTCATATTCATAATTAGTTATTTCTATCGCTGGGTAAACATATTTTTTAATTTTTATCATTCGTGTTTCTGTACCAGACGATTGTGGTAACTCCCAATGATGTGTTGCATTAGGATCATCATACTTATCGGTTACATACGTTAAAAGTTCTCGCTGTGATTTAGGCCACTCATTATAAACATTAACTATACCATTAAACAATAATATGACCCAATGCAAATCTGTATCACCATACTCTTTGTAAGCTATCATCTCAGGAGTTTCACCTTCTTTTATATCATACTTAGAAAACAATGCATGATTAGATGTTATAGATTTATTGAACGTAACCCTACGCAAAATATCTCTGATAGTTTTTGTAGTTTTAGTACCAGTAGGGTCGTAAGTTGTTGTTGGAAATTGTTCAAAGTATGCCATTACAAATAAAACTCCCTACTTGAATCTTTGGCTGCTTTTATCATGAGGGCATAATCTTTCTCGGTCATGATTCTCAATTCCTTAAACGCCAATGAAATATCTACTTGTGTTGGAGTTCCAGTAGCGGCGAAGGTTGCAAATTTCTCTCCACCATACTTAACATCTAAACTCGTTAAAGCTGCGTAGGCCAACGAGAATAACCCATTGTTAGGCAAAAACGCTATTTCCCATACTGCTGGTACTTCATACAGCCGCATTATTTTATTTTCACCAATCAAATTTGGAGAAGATGACAATAAGAATGTGTTTATTATTTGATCTATCACCCAAGAATCCACAGCATTTTTAGGTCTCAACTGAAATGCAAAAGCATGATCTCTATATTCCGGACCTGAATATGAAACAATAGACTGTTGTGCTGATTTATGTGTAAACATTTCCACTCCCATCGTGTCCAACACTGATGCCCCGAACCCGGCCATGGCTTCCTCGGGAGACGCTGCGCCCACACCACCAGTAGTTTCTGTACCAGATGGTGTACCTCCCGAACCAAAATCGTCTACTTGTGACATAGCTGGTTCTGCTGATCTTACTTTTGATAAAAAAGCTGACATACCAGCTTGTGCAGCATTCATAGATGTTTCACCCCAACCTTGTTTATAAGATGTACTAACTCCTTCTGGAGGAATAGGAAGATAAATTGAATCTATAACAGGACCTACCTCCACCTCCATCGTATTGGTGCCAGAAGTCATTTTTCTGGAGTGAAACGCCATCAATGGTTGATTCACATCGGCAGCAGTGTAATCAGTAGGGAAATTGTAAGTTGGCATGCATAAGTTCTCTGTTATTGTTATAAGTATTTATATGGATAAGAAGCGAAAATATTACAAAGGTAAATTTAGACCAGAGAGACCAGGGAAGTATAAAGGCAACCCACGGAACATTATATATCGTTCCATGTGGGAGCGTAGGTTTATGATTTATTGTGACCGCAATGAGAACATTATCGAATGGGGTAGTGAAGAATTTATAGTTCCTTACAAATCTCCTATAGATGGTAAGGTTCATAGATATTTTCCAGACTTTTATGTGAAGGTCAAACAACATGACCACACCACTAAAAAATTTCTGATAGAAATTAAACCTCAAAATCAAACACAACCTCCTAAGGCTAACCCTAAGAGAAAAACTAGATCATGGCATTATGCAGTTAAAGAGTGGGGTAAGAATAAAGCCAAGTGGGAAGCCGCCTCTATATATAGTGCTAAACGAAATATGGAATTTAAAGTTCTAACGGAACATGACTTAGGACTAAACAATCCATATAAATAGTACAGAATGGCAAAGACCCTAGACGATTACTTAGCAGAGATTACTACACTGGCCGGTGGCGAAGAGCGATCTGTTCGTTGGTATCAAGATCAGGTTAGGTCATTAGTTCCAAGAAGATTTGCTGACAGTAATTTAACACAATTTATTAGAAAGGGAGATCAGGATAGAAAAAGTATGCGACCCATATATGGCACTATGAATTTTTATTATTATGAGCCTAAACATGGGGAGAAAGGAACGAATACATTACCGTATTACGATGTGTTTCCTTTAGTAATTCCTATAAAGAGATTGCAGGGTGGATTTCTAGGAATTAACTTTCATTATCTATCAATACCTTTACGATTAAAATTATTAGAGCGTATAGAGCCAATGGCTAAAGAAGGTAGGATGATAGGTTGGTCAAGAATTGCCAAACTCAAATTAATTAAGCCGTGTGTTAAGCGGTATATAAAAGGACAGGTTGGGTCACGATTCTTAAAAATAGATAAGGAAGATTTTCTTTTAGCCTCTCTATTACCAGTACAAAGTTTTAAGAAAGAAACATGGCAAACAGTCCATAGACGATCACGGAGTTTAATATATGGCTAATTTAGGAAATAACGCTGGCCTGACATCGGCAGGCTCTATCAATAATTTTTTAACTAAAGTTGTTCATACAGGAAATTACTTACACAAACACACCTATCAAATAGATATAATAGCTCCCAGAGGTATGACAGTAGATAAGGATCTACCTATACGATGTGAGTCTATAACACTACCTGGTACTAATATAGAAACCAGTCAGGATAATATACGCAAAGGACCGTCTAGAGAACACGCTTTTAATATGAATTTTGGACCTATTTCTGGTGTGTTCTTATGTGATAGAAATCAAAAAGAAAGAACCTTCTTCCATCAATGGCAACAAATGTGTGTTGCTGGTCAAGATGATGGATGGGGAGTAGGTTATTATGATAGATATGCTACTGAAATGACAATTACACAATTTGATATGACAGGAGAACCATCTTTTAAATGTAAATTATTTGAGTGTTTTCCAAAATCAATAGGACCTGAAACTCTAACTCTGGTAGATACAGAACTGATGAGAGTTTCAGTTGAATTCGTGTTCCACCGGTGGGAACAACAATAACATAATATGGAGATAAAATAATTATGGCTTTACCGAAAATTAATACACCAACATTTGAGTTGGAAATTCCTTCAACAAAGGAAAAATTAACTTATCGACCTTTTTTAGTTAAAGAGGAGAAAATACTCCTTTTAGCTATGGAACAAGATAAAGAAGAAGAAATGATGCAGGCTGTTAAACAGATTATTGATAACTGCACATTTGAAAAGTTAGATTTAGATGATTTAGCATTATTCGATATAGAGTTTGTATTTTTAAGAATTAGAT